TGCGGTGCCTGTGCATATGAGATAGACAAGCAGGGCGACAACAGCAATGACAGCGCAAACAATAGCGATAATCTTTTTCTTCTCATACATTTTACACCCCATTCTCTAAATACCACTGCGCTTTCCCGCGCAAAATATCCCCACCGGTGCCGATTTCATCATGATCGCAGAGCTGCTCTAAGTCCCATCTGCAGTCAGGATCTCCGCTGTACAGTCCGTAACCGTCGTCATTAGCCGCCTCGCCATGCGTCATAAAATGCTCCCGGTCGATCGGATTGTCAAAAACCTCGGCAATGACAGCAAACATCTTTGCCAGCGTTTCAATCTGCGCTTCCGTCGGCGGGTACTCGCCTAAGTCATTCGGTCTGGCATTGTAGCAGCAGCACAGAGCAATAGCAATACTGCCTGTGTTCCTGTGGTATGTCGCCCTCGGCACCTCATCAAGCGGTCTTGTGTAGATGATTTCTCCGTCTCCATCAACATTAAAATGATAGTCATGGAACGTCGTAAAATACCGCCCAGCCGACCAGTGCCCGTAGGTAGTTGCTGGCCACGGAAACTGATAAAAATAATCCCGTTTATTTTTGAGTTCCTGCCGAAATTCCTCTATCGTCATCTCTACGCACTTCCTTTCTTGTTTCTTTTTTTATTTCTTTTTCTGCGGCGTCAGGCCGTCCGTCGTGATTCTTGTCTACACAAAATACACTCACAAAAGTAAAAGCACCGACTACTGCCGGTGCCGTAAACTCCTTGAAAAAATTGATGAGTAGCGTTGTATTTGCTATTCCAGTTCGATAAAAATCATGTACCCACGCCGCGATCACCATTAAAAATAAAATGATAAGTCCGGCACCGTACACGTAGACGATCTGCATCGATGTCCGTACTTTCCCTTTTACCTTTGGCATATATTGTATTGCGGTGTTCCATATTTTTTTTAACATATCACAGCACCTTCCCGATCAGCGCGATGACAACAGATACAATGGTCGATATAAGCCCCGCCACTTTGTAAATGTTGTCTATTCGATGATGCGCGGATTTAGCGCTCTGCGCTGCTCTTTCGTGCGCTAATTGCAGTTCCTGCATTTTCGGAATCATTTCGACAAGCATATCCAGCTTTGTTTCGATTCTCACAATCCGCTCCAGCGCTTCCGGGCTCATATCCCCCATGCTCATTATTTCATATACCTCTTAATAAAATTAATACCGCATGAGCCTGAACGGCTCCCACAGTAAACTAAATGTATTATTCATATTTGATCGAGAAATTAAGCGGTTTCCCGATGTTCTCTTTTAAACGCAGGAAGTCTACATTCGAGAATCCCCCGGATATAGTCTCCGTTGTTTCACGCATCGCATCGAATGTTACGTCTCCTATTTTGACTTTAATAACCGTTGTAATATAAATCCCAGGTTTATTGTAAAAAGCAATAATCCCATCTACTGTAAGAGTAACCACCCCGAACTCACCAAAGGGGGCTATTCCCACGTGGGAAACCCGATATCCGTCACTCACCGTGTTGATTTTATCACTCGTTGCGACCAACATATTCTCGTCGTTTTCAGCAAATATCAGCGTTCCTCGAATATCAAGCGCCGGAGAATCGCCAGATGGAGGATTCTCTACATTTCCTATTTCTTTTTTGATGTAGTATTTTTTACCGTCAACACCGTTAAATGTGTACATGTGCGTGTCAACAACATCTCCGACTTTTGCGTAATGCGGCACGCCGCCGATATCCAGTTTCAAGTAATTGTTTCCGACTAATGATTTATCCGTCGTCAACTCGGCGATTTCTTCTTCTCCGTTCGGTCTGATAATTTTAAGCTTGTCCATTATTCTACTCCTATCTTTGCCCCGTTCGGCAATTTAATCATATTTCCATCAAAAATTTCTGTTTTCTTTATGTATTGCGATAAATCCGCTGCGGGACCCGGCGGACCCTGTATCCCCGTATTTCCTTTTTCTCCCTTCTCGCCTTTCGGGATTGAGAAATTAAACACTGCCGCGTTGGCTGTCCCGGTATTTGTGACCTTAGCATTTGTTCCCGGCGCTGTTGTTGTTACTGTTCCGATTTTGATTGTTGCAGCGGTTCCATCTTTTCCATCCGCTCCTTTTTGTCCGGGGTCTCCTTTCGGTCCCGGGTCTCCTTTCGGTCCCGGGTCTCCTTTCGGTCCCGGGTCTCCTTTCGGTCCCGGGTCTCCTTTCGGTCCCGTTGATCCTCCGCCGCCAAGTATTGCCGATAATTCAATCCATTTTTTTGCAGCGCTGTCATATTGATATAATTTCCCGTCAGTATTAAGTAGATATGCTTTTCCCGGAGCTCCTTTCGGCGGCAGGGCGGAAACGGGTATGACTGCACCTGCTACAGACGCCCGAAGTGCTTCCATGTCATTATTGATATAATCTAAGATTCCGTTATTATCTTTTGTGCAGAACGGCGTATTTTTCCCGAAAGCTCCCGCTTGTATAATATTGTCGTTCTCGTCTCTAATTTCCGGAAGTTGATACGCTTGCGGTCTCATTCTGCCACCTCGGTTTTTTCTACTACTACTTCTTCTGGTGCTTCGACCGTTTCAGGTTCTGATTTTCTGATTTCAAGAGTGACCGTGTCTCCGTAGTTCAATTCATCAGTCTCTTCTTGACTTGTTGTCTGTATTGTCATCATGTCTCCAGTTTGCGGATTGTGAAAACTAAATGTTGTCAAAACTCCGTCGTTCTGCGGATACGACACTTTGCCGTTTACAATGTAGTTTCTTTTCATGATTTTTCTCTCCTTTTAAATAACAACATTTCCAATTAACCAGCCAAAATTATAGTAACAATGAAATATTAAGTGCCATCCCAAAGGTGGGTCGTCACCGGCTGGCATATAAACAGTTCTTGTCTCTATCATTCCGACAGATATGCTATTTTCATTGACCGTAAATCTCGGATATCTATCGTATTCAATCCCCTTTGCTCCTACTTTATGGTTTTCATATATTTTCGTAACGTGGTCAGTGCCGAGTGTAAATGCGATGGTTGTACCACTCATCTGCACCGTTTCACTCTTTTCACTTCCGCACCCAAGTACATTAAGGTACCTTTTAGCGGAACTGTACACGACCTTTCCGTCCGCATTGCAAATTTCCAGTCCGGTACCGTGTTCCGTCGGAGAATCGTCACCGAACCCAAACAAGTAGACGTGTGCCGTATTTGCAATATCGTCTCGTTTTACCGGTAATATGCCATGGTTTCCCATTCCGCTGTGATTGTCATAAAATTCTACCCCGCCGATGTTAGCGGAAAATCCAAAACGATTTACACCGTTCAATCCATTCAAGCTAATTCCGACCAAGGTGGCTTTAGGGTTGCTACGCAATAAAGAATACGAACCATGATTTTGAGAAAGGTGGTTTGGGTGAAACGTACAATCCGATAAGGGAAAATGGTCTAACAATTCTATGTTTTTAAAATTGTTATCAATAACAATGGCTCCGTCAGGATTTAATATTTCAAAGAATTTCATATTAGTAGACTCCAAAATAAAAAGTTAATGGTTCTCCTACATCTTTCCACATGATTTTTTTACCACCGTCAATAATACGTAATAGTGGTAAAATCTCTTCCGTGTCGCTCGTGGACGGAGAGACGATAAAATACCAAAATCTATTATTTGGTGCCCCGTAGTCAGCTACGTTGATTTCTCCGGTTCCTGTTACAGTTTTCTTTTCTATAATTTTTGCAAAACGTTTCGTTAAGTCCGTAATAACATCGCCGTTGCTGTTAAAAACCTGTAATCCGTGCGCCATTACCACACCCCCATTCTCACGTATCGTTTATTGTCAGATCCGTATGCTTCAATCAGATTATCTTTGATTTCCATTCTCGCTCCGCTTGTTTTTGTCCTCAACAGACCAATGTTCGCTGTAATCGCTGATAACGACGTTACCGCCAACTTATCAGCAGTAACCGCTTTTGCCGCAAGCATGCGGCTCACAATTACGTTATTATCAAAAACAGTCTGCCCTGTGACGTGCAGATACTTGCCCGCAATCGTCGTAGTCGTCGGCGATAGGTTAATCTGATTAATCACATCGCCTTTTTGCACTCGTAGATTTATAGCGTCGGTCATCTGTGCTATGGCGCTGTAATTAGCTTTTGCAAGCATTAAATTTCCGAGGTTAGAGACTATTGTCGTTACGTCTTGCTTTGCAATAGCGCCGTCATTGAGTTTCTGCTTAACTAACGCGTCTACTTTCGCAAGACTTACCGCTTCATCGTCAATCATGTCCTTACTGATTGAGATTTTGACGACTACACGGCTTTCTCCCGATTTTTCGCCTTCTCCAAATAGGTCATAATAAGCGATGGAGACATCATAGATACCTGCTCCGCAAGTATGACTATACACATTATTTTCGGTCTTGATTGTTTTCTGCCCGTCCGTGCTATTGATGTAGATGTTCATCCCGGCACAGTCTTTCGGGATTGCTTCAGCTGTCAGTCCGAAACCGCCGATTGTACTCGTAAGCACAGGCGGATTAGGCTTCTTTGGCGGCTGCTTGTTATACTGCAGTATCGCCGGGGTGGAGTACTTACCAATTGCTGATTTCGCGTACAGATACAGTTTCCCGCTCCGTTCTGCCAGCGGCAGCATTGCAGACAGATTGTTCGTTCGTGCTAACAATCCCGCCGTTTCAGTGCCAGCGTTATCATCTGTCCGGACTTCGTAAAACGCGACGTCGGTATTCGTAACTTCTTTCCAGCTTGCGGTACAGACGGACCCAAAGTCTATGCCAAATCCGTCGGGTGTGTTCGGAATTTCCGTTTTAAGTGCGACAAGGATCTTCAGCTGTGGAGACGTATCCGGGCTTGTACTTTCGCCCCATTCGTCTTTCGTGCATACGGCGATTAAGTAGGTGTCACCGACGATGGCCTGCGGAATGACGACCTGGTCTTTTCCGCTGCCGCCGAATGTCCATTCTCCATCGAATCCGAGTTCAGAGCCTTTGGTGCCTTCTTTGATAACGAGATCTTTTGCCTGTGTGCTGCTGGTCTTATACCATACGTCACCTTGCAGATAAGATTGCAATTCAGGCGGCGTCCAGTTGACCACGATATCGTATCGAGATACACCGTCAGCAAGCTGCCTGTAACGGTTATGCGCTGTGATATTTGTAACAGGCGGGATGTAATACGGAGCCAGTGTGTACTCGTAAGCTTTGACTTCTGACAAGTCTTGATTGCCTGCCCCAAAGATATTGTACGAACAGAATTTAATGTAGATTTTCTTGCCAATGTCATCTTTTGTAAACGGTACTTTGA